AGGTGCGCTGATTACATCTACCTCTGGTGATGCACAGCACCCAACTGCTGGTGAGCTTGATGGTGAATTTTTGAAAGTGAATCACTTGGACGCTACTGACTTTGGTTCATTAGGATCTGCTGACTCAGCTTCAACAGCCTACGCAACTGGTGACTCAATTCCATTGGCTCCACGTTTGCCAGGTGCAACTGCACTGTCATCTGCAACTGTCTCACCTTTGACAGTTATTGCACGTATGGCTCGTCAGATGGACACAGCTAACGTTGAGGCACGAGGGAGATGGATCGTTGTTGACCCAGTGTTCGTAGAGATGCTCAAAGACGAAGACAGTCGCATGTTGAACGCCGATTTCGGTGGTGCTGGCTTGCAAAATGGTCTTGTCTTGAACAACTTGCACGGCTTCCGTGTATACGTTTCAAACTCGCTACCTGCTAAGGGTACTGGCGCTGGCACTTCTGGTGCTTTGGCTCAAGACGCCAACTTTGGTGTTATCTTGGCTGGTCAGGATGATGCTGTTGCTTCTGCTGAGCAGATCAACAACGTGGAAAACTATCGTGATCCAGATTCATTCGCTGACATCGTGCGCGGTATGCACCTTTACGGTCGCAAAATTCTTCGCCCACAAGCGTTGGTCACTGCAGCATACAACGCTGCTTAATTAATGTTATACTTAGGGGCTGGCTACATGCTGGCCCCTTTGTGCTTATTATAAGGGATACCCTCAATGGCTATTACTACAGCAATGTGCAACACGTTTAAGCAAGAGCTACTTGGCGGTGTTCACGATCTTGATACAGACTCATTAAAATTAGCTCTAATTAAAGCTTCACCATCAGGTACGTATGGTGCAGCTACTACTAACTATTCAGATGTTACTGGTAACTCAGATGAAGCATCAGGAACAAACTACACTGCAGGTGGTCAGGTACTAGACGGTGCCTCTATTACTTTAGATGGTAGCACAGCTATTGTTGACTTTACTGACGAAGTATTCCAAAATGTTACTATCTCTACAGATGGTTGTATTATTTACAATACTGCACAGGCTAACAAAGCAATAGCAGTTATTGACTTTGGCGGTACAGTTAGCGCAACAGCAGGTGATTTGACTATTGAGTTTCCTGCAGCAGCAGCGGCTACAGCAGTAATCCGTATTGCATAAGATACTTTAAGGATACCTATCCATGACAATTAAGTTTGCAAATCGTGTAAAAGTAAATACATCTACTACAGGAACAGGTACTATAACACTTGGTTCTGCAGTAGGTGGGTTTCAAACTTTTGCTCAAGGTGGTATCCTTAATGGTAACTCAGTACGCTACACAATTATTAATGGTAACAACTGGGAAGTAGGCACAGGAGTCTACACCCATAGCGGAACCACTATGTCAAGATCCTATGAGGAAAGCTCTACAGGGTCTTTACTTAATTTAGTAGGTGAATCAGAAGTATTTATTACTACGTCTGCTACAGATATTGAAAACTTAGGTAATCGCTCTATTGATTATTTTTACTTTACTGCTACATCTGGTCAAACAGCATTTACAGGTAATGATGATAATAGCAACCAACTAGCATTTTTTGAAGATAACGTATTAGTATTTCTTAACGGTATTGTCTTAGAAGGTGGCGGTACAGATTACAGTGTTTCAGGTGGTGATACTGTTACTCTTAGTACAGGTGCTACTGTTTCAGATGAGTTAAATATTGTAGCGTTTAAGTCTTTTACTGTAGCTGATGCTGTACCTAAATCTACTGGTGGTCAGTTTGATGCTAACGTAGACTTTGCTGCAGGTATTGACGTTACAGGTAATATTACTGTTACTGGTACGGTAGATGGTAGAGACGTAGCTACAGACGGTACTAAGCTTGATGGGATAGAGGCTGCTGCAACTGCAGACCAGACTGCTGCAGAAATACGTAGTTTAGTTGAATCTGCTACAGATAGTAATGTGTTTACGGATGCTGATCATTCTAAATTAGATGGTATAGAAGCATCTGCTACGGCAGATCAGACAGGCGCAGAAATAAAAGCTTTGTACGAAGCAGAAGCTAATGCTTACACAGATACTAAAGATACTAAGCTGTCAGGTATTGAAACAGGTGCTACAGCAGATCAGACTGCTGCAGAGATTCGTGTTCTTGTAGAGTCAGCTACAGACAGTAACGTTTTTACTGACGCTGATCATAGTAAGCTTAACGCTATTGAAGCAGGGGCAACTGGTGATCAAACTAACGCTGAAATCAGGGCGGCGGTAGAAGCAGCCACAGACAGTAATGTTTTTACAGACGCAGACCATACTAAACTAAATGGTATTGAAGCTAGTGCAGATGTAACAGATACTACTAATGTAACTGCTGCTGGTGCCTTAATGGATAGCGAGGTTACTAACCTAGCACAAGTTAAAGCATTTGATAGCTCTGACTATGCTACAGCCGCACAAGGTGCTACTGCTGATGCTGCACTGCCTAAAGCTGGCGGCACTATGACGGGTAATATTAATTTAGGAGACAACGACAAAGCCATCTTTGGCGCTGGGTCTGACCTCAGCATTTATCATGACAGTGTAACAAACAACAGCTATATCGCAGAGACTGGCATTGGCGATTTAGTTCTTCAGGGTGCCAATATTCGCCTTGAGAATACGTCTGGTAATTATTATGTACGGGCGTACAACGGTGGTGCTGTTAATCTGTACCACAACAACTCCCAAAAACTCGCCACCACCAGCACAGGTATTGACGTAACAGGCAACGCCACCTTTGCAGATAATGGTAAAGCCATCTTCGGCGCAGGGTCTGACCTACAGATTTACCATAGTGGAGCAGCTAGTTTTATCTCAGACCAAGGCACTGGAAACTTAAAAGTTTTAGCTCAAGATTTTGCAGTAAATAACCCTGCCGATAGCGCAAATATGATTACTGCTGAAGTTGGTGGGGCGGTAACTGCTTTTTACGACGGAGGCATCAAACTCGCCACCACCAGCACAGGGGTTTCAATTAGTGGCAATATCGCAGCAAGCGGAACCATTGATGGTCGTGACGTTGCGGCTGATGGCACAAAGCTAGATGGCATAGAAGCTTCTGCTAATGTTACAGATAGTGCAAACGTAGGCACTTCTCTTACTGGCTTCCCTACTAATACGGACGCAACAGGTTCAGATCTTATTCCTGTATATGATGTGTCTGCTAGTAGATGGGAAAAGCAAACAATTACCAATGCGGCATTGCAAGGCCCAACTGGGCCTACGGGTCCAACAGGCCCAGCGGGGGCTAATGGTGCTACCGGGCCTACAGGCCCAACTGGTCCAGCGGGGGCTGATGGTGATGATGGTTCTACTGGACCTACGGGGCCGACAGGACCAACAGGACCAGCAGGAGCTAACGGTGCTACAGGTCCAATAGGTCCAGCAGGTCCAACTGGCCCTACTGGGGCAACGGGTCCAGCAGGTGCTGATGGGAATGATGGCGCTACTGGACCTACGGGGCCGACAGGACCAGCGGGATCTAACGGTGCTACTGGTCCAATAGGACCAATAGGACCAACTGGCAATACAGGACCAACTGGAAATACAGGCCCAACTGGCGGTACAGGACCAACTGGGCCTACAGGTCCAACTGGACCAACTGGTCCGACTGGATCTGCCCCTTCTACAGCCTACGGTGCAGTAGGTACTTATGTTTTTGCTCACTGGCTTAACGCAGGTTCAAAAACTCAAGGTACTACTGTGAGTGGCTCTTCTCTTTACCCAGCTAACGGCTATGGCAACTCAGATGTCGTTGCGGGGTACTATACTGGCGGAGGTTCATTGTCGGGCACATGGCGTCTTATGGGGGCACTGGGTTATTACAGCGGCACCATTTCGATTAATCGTGTTGACTTTCGAGTTTCCGTTTTTGTGAGGATTTCCTAATGAGAATTACAATCACACAAGTCCGTAATGCGGCATCACTTCAAGCTGATAACCTTCGCATGGATGTTGAGATCAACCACCCAGACTATGGTTGGATACCTTATACTGTAGACCCCTCTGATACAGATGAAACTATCGACAATGATGCTGTCATGTCTTTAATTGGTAACAGTTTTGAACCATATATTGCGCCAACTCAAGACGAGCTTGATGCAGAAGCGGCAATAGATGTTAGATTTGCGAGAGATGCTAAATTGGCAAACGATGTTGACCCAATAGTATCTAATCCTTTGCGATGGAATGAGCTTACTGATGCTCAACGTACATCATGGACCCAGTACAGGACAGACTTACTTAATATTCCCCAGCAAGCAGGGTTTCCACATGATGTAACTTGGCCTACGAGGCCAACATAAAAAAACACACAATAAGGATAACTTATGAACAACATAAGACAAAACTGGCAGCTATTTTCTGCTGCACTATCAGAAGATATAGTAGACAATATTGTAAAGCAAGCTGGTGAAACAGCAGAAGCTTCTACCTTTAATAGTAGTGGTGCAGATATACGGAAGAGTAAAGTAGCTTGGCTTACAAATAATAAACCAGTATTAGATTTACTTTATGACTTTGTAGACATAGCAAATAAAAATGCTTTTAATTCCCATATTTATAAAAAAGCTGACATACAGTTTACAGAATACTTAGGCTCAGAAGGCGGTCACTACTCTTGGCACCACGATATTGATTGGAACCGCAATGACGGTTTAGATCGTAAGCTATCTGTAACTGTACAACTCTCTCATGTAGATGAATATGAAGGTGGTGACTTTTCTTTTAGCGAGTGCACATCACCTGACCCAGTAGTAAGTAAACAAAAGGGTACAGTATTAGTATTTCCTTCATACTTACAACATGCAGTACAACCCGTAACGAGTGGAACACGAAGAAGTTTAGTAGCTTGGTTTGAAGGCCCAAAGTGGGTTTAACTAAATAGGATACGTAGATGACCAGTAAGGCAAGAGAGTTAGCAGATCTTTTAGATTCTAGCGGTAACATTAAAGCAAAATCAGGTAGGACTACACAGGGTCGTAACTTGGCTAATGATGGTACTAAGTTAGACGGTATTGAAGCTAATGCTACTGCAGATCAAACGCACTCAGAAATTCGTGCCTTAATTGTTGCTGGTAGTGATACTAACGTTTTCACTGACGCTGATCATACTAAGCTAGATGGTATTGAAAGTGGGGCTACTGCTGACCAAACAGATGCAGAAATAAGGGCAGCAGTAGAAGCAGCTACAGATAGTAATGTCTTCACTGATGCTGACCATGCTAAACTTAACGCTATTGAGGCGGGTGCTACTGCTGACCAAACAAATGCTGAGATTAGAGCAGCAGTAGAAGCGGCTACAGATTCTAACGTTTTCACTGATGCAGATCACTCTAAGCTAGATGGTATAGAAGCAGGTGCTACTGCTGACCAGACTAAAGCTGATATTGATGCACTAAACATTGATGCAGATACTTTAGATGGTAAGCAACTAGCTACTATTGAATCTGAGTATCAGTCTTATGCAGATACTGCAGCAGCTAACGTAGTTGACTCAGCACCTGCTGCACTTAACACACTTAACGAATTAGCTGCAGCATTAGGCGACGATGCTAACTTTGCTACAACTACAGCAACTAGCTTAGGAGAAAAACTACCTAAGTCTGGTGGTCAAATGACTGGTAACATTACTATGTCAGGATCACAAACTGTAGACGGTAGAGACTTATCTGTAGATGGTGCAAAGCTGGATGGCATAGAAAGCGGTGCTACTGCTGACCAAAGCGCTGCAGAAATAAGATCATTAGTAGAAAGCGCATCTGATAGTAATGTGTTTACTGATGCAGATCATAGTAAATTAAATGGAATTGAAGCGTCAGCTAATGTTACAGATAGTGCGAATGTAGGTTCGTCTCTTACAGGGTTTCCTACCAATACAGATGCAGTATCTAGTGATTTAATTCCAGTGTATGATGTTAGTGCAAGCAGATGGGAAAAGCAGACTATTGCTAATGCAGCTTTGGTTGGACCTACAGGACCGACTGGTCCTACGGGCGCTACTGGACCTACGGGTCCACAAGGAGCAACAGGCCCAACAGGAGCTACTGGCGCTGCAGGTTCAGACGGTGATGATGGAGCTACTGGGCCTACGGGGCCAACTGGACCAGCGGGTAACAATGGTGCTACTGGACCAGCGGGTAACAATGGTGCTACTGGACCAACGGGGCCGCAAGGACCACAGGGCGGCACTGGGCCTACTGGTCCTACTGGGCCTACGGGGCCAACTGGACCTACTCCTAACCATCAATGGTCAGGTTACTCTTTACGTTTTTATAACGGATCTTCTTGGGGTAGCTATGTAAATTTAAGAGGTGCTACAGGTGCTACTGGACCAACGGGGCCGCAAGGACCACAGGGCGGTACTGGTCCGACAGGACCAACAGGACCACAGGGCGGCACTGGTCCGACAGGACCAACAGGACCACAAGGAAACTCTGTTACTGGTCCAACTGGTCCTACTGGACCGCAAGGACCAACAGGTAGCACAGGTCCAACTGGTGCAACAGGCCCTGCTGGGCCAACCAACACAGGGTATGCTCAAGTTGGCACTTATGCACTTCTTGGGGATAACAACGGATCACCTCTTACCGCTGGGTCCACTATAGCTGGTTCAAGCCTTGATAAGTCTTATTCAGTTTACAACTTTCAGTATACGAACATAAGTCCCCCGTCAGGGACATGGCGCGCTATGGGCTATAACGGCAGTAGTGTAGCGGGAACACTATTTGTGAGGATTTCATAATGAGCATTACAATCACACAAATCCGTAACGCGGCATCACTACAGTCTGACAACCTTCGTATGGACGTAGAGATTAACCACCCTAACTACGGTTGGATACCCTACACGGTAGACCCTGCTGACACTGACACAACCATCGACAACGATGCTGTCATGGCTCTGATTGGTTCTAACTTCACCGCATATGTAGCCCCGACACAGGCTGAATTAGACGCAGAAGCTGCGGAGCAGGTTCGTGCTGAACGTGACGGTAAGCTGGTTGAAGAGGTTGACCCTATCGTAACCAACCCTCTGCGTTGGGCTGACTTGACCGCAGCAAAGCAAGCTGAGTGGACACAGTATCGCACTGACCTTCTTAACATCACAGACCAAGCGGGCTTTCCGCACAATGTAATTTGGCCTACTAAACCTGCATGAATGTGCAACCGTAATAAATTTAAGGTACTTATAAAACATGTTTGGTTTTACACCATTAGCAACTACTACTTTAGCATCCTCTGTATCAGGTGTTTCTGCAGAAGTACCTATTACAGGTGTAGTTGCTACGGGTGCAGTCTCTACTGTTGTAGAACATGTTACTGAGCGCCTTGCTAGTGTAACTGCTACAGGTGCAATAGGTACACCTTCTATAAACCCTGACGAAGTTACAAACTCTGTAAGTGCTACAACAGCCGTAGGCACAGTAACTGTAAATATATCTGAATTAATTGCTAGTGTAGCAGCCACAGGTACAGTAGTAACTGTAGGGTTTGATGCTAAAGCTAATCAGACACTAGCATCTGTGAGCGCTACAGGATCTATTGAACCAGTTTCTGTTGGTGGCTTTGAAGTTGACGTATCTGAAAACTTACTATCTGTTTCTGCTACAGGTGTAGTAGGTAGTCTAAAAGTTAATATATCTGAGTTACTAAATAGCGTAACTGCTACAGGTACAATAACAAATGTAATACCATCTGGTGATGCTAATCAAACACTTGTAGGTGTATCAGCATCTGGTGCAGTTGAAGCCGTTAGCTTTGATGGCTTTGAAATTGATATATCTGAAAAAGTATTATCTGTTTCAGCTACAGGTACAGTAGCAAATGTAAAAGCAAATATAACAGAGATACTCAATAGTGTAGCTGCTAATACAAATGTAGGAAGCGTAGTTGCTACAGGAGTTACACTACAGTTTGATATAAATGCATTTGATAAAGATAGAGTTATTTATGCAGTAGCAGTACCAAGAGAAAACGTAGTACATATTAGACCAGATAATAGAACCATTGTGATTAATGAAATAAGTAGGATTAATCAAACAATTAGAGTTGCAGCCTAAAGGATAACAAATGTCATATAAGTGGCCTGATAAAGATAAAGATGAATTGCTTGACTATAGCATTGATTGGTCACGCTTTTTAGGTACAGATACTATCTCTGCAGTTACGTGGTTTATAGATGCTGCAGATGGTACTAAAACAGAAGTTAGTGCAACAGATGTTGTTGATGGATTACAGTTTGTGCAGGGTACATATACTAATACTGTTGCTACAATTAGATTAAGTTTAGGTACTAATAATAAACGTTATAAGATTACGTGTAAGATAACTACAGTAGGTGCACTACAGTATGAGCGTTCTGTGTTGCTGCGCGTAAGGGAGAAGTAATATGGCATACGATTATCTTGGATTAGTTAATGATGTAAATCGTAGGCTTAATGAAGTAGAATTAACCTCTGCTAACTTTGCTTCTACTACAGGTTTTTATAGTTTTGCTAAGGACGCAGTAAACTCTTCTATTCGCCACATTCAACAAGAAGAGTACGAGTGGCCTTGGAATCATGTAGAGCAGGAAGAGGTACTACTTGCTGGTGAGGTTCGTTATAGCTTCCCATATGATGCTAAGACTATCAATATGAACAGCTTTCGCATTAAGAGAAATGAGAGTTTAAGTGTAGATACTGTTAAACTTAAAGTACTTAGCTATGAAGAATATCTTGACAAATATGCTGATTATGAGTATAACTCTAACACTAGCGTAAGATCTGTACCCTCTTTTATTGTAAGAGCACCTAGTAGGGAGCTACTGGTAGTACCAGCCCCAGACAAGGCATACGAATTAGTTTATGAATATTACACAACTGGTTTTGATTTAGAGCTACACTCTGATGTACCTAATCTCCCCGAAATGTACAAATATGTAATTGTTGATGGTGCTATGTATTATGTCTATCAGTTTAGAGGTGACATGCAAGCAGCACAATTAGCGATGCAAAAGTTTGAGCAGGGAATTAAACAATTACGTAGCATACACATAAACCGTACTGAATATGTACGTGATCGAAGAGTATCCTTCTAATGGCAACACAATGGCAGACATTTCCTATAGAGTTTAGAGGTGGTCTTATCTCTAATCTCAGCCCTTTGCAGCACGGTACAAATGCTGTCGGGTCTGCCACTATATTACAAAATTTTGAAGCTAATAAAGAGGGTGGTTATTCCAAGATAAGAGGCTATACGAAATATAGCTCAACAACTGTACCTGGATCTGGCCCGATACTTGCCCTTAAAGTTATTAGCTCTGGTAGGGTTGTAGCTGCACGTAAGAATGGTAGCAATCAAACACAGTATTACTATAGTACAGGTTCTTCTTGGACTAGCATGGCTACTAGCGTTGGTACTAATGGAGGTAAAGTTAGGCATATTTTATATAACTTAGAGGGTGATGATAAAGTTATATTTGTTGATGGTACTAACTACCCAGCTATATATAATACATCAGGTAATTCTACTACCTTTATGACATCCTCTAATAGCACAGATGTGTTGGGTGCAGAACATGTAGCTGTATTTAAAAACACCGCCTTCTATGCTAAAGGTAATAATATATACTTTACTGCGCCTTTTACTGTAGATGACTTTAGTGTTGCTAATGGTGCAGGTTCTATAAATGTAGCAAATGATGTTACAGGCTTAGCAGTATTTCGTGATCAGCTTATTATATTTACCTCTGATACAATTAAGCGCTTAACTGGTAGTAGCTCCGCTGACTTTACTGTGTCACCTATTACAGATCGTATTGGCTGTATAAACGGTGATACTATTCAAGAGGTTGGTGGTGACATTATGTACCTCGCCCCTGATGGTATTAGATTACTGAGTGCTACTGACCGTATTGGTGACTTTGCTTTGGATGTAGCTTCTAATCAAATAGCCAAAGATGCTAATATCTTTTTAAATCAAACATCTAGCTTTTGCTCTGTCTTGTTTAAAGAAAAAGCCCAGTACAGAATATTTGCGTATGTACAATCAGAGCAAGATGATGCAGCTAAAGGTCTTATAGCTACAAAGTTTATATCTCAGGGTGCTGCAGGTATAGCTTGGTCAACTACTAAAGGCATTAAAGCATTTGTAGCAGATAGCAGATACACAGGAACATCAGAGACTGTAGCTTTTGCTAATGAGGATGGTTACGTCTATACTATGGATACAGGCTCAGACTTTGATGGTGGTGCTATAGAGGCTATCTACGAATCACCTTTCATGCCTATAAGTGACCCACAGGTACGTAAGACTTTCTATAAAATGACTCTTTACGCTGAGCCTACAGGTAGCATGAGCTTAGACTTAAACTTAAAGTATGATTTTGCTTCTGCCTCTAACACTAAAGTAGTGCAGCCAGCTACACAGCAGATCTCTGGTACAGGTGCATCTGTATTTTTATTTGGTGCATCTGATGCTGTATTTAATACAGCTACATTTGGTGGTGAGCTTGATAAAATATATGACACTAATGTTATTGGTTCAGGTAAAACAGTAGCATTGAGACTAGAAGATCTTTCAACTAATCCTACTTTTACACTCGACACGGCTTTGTTAGAATATAGCCAAGAAGATAGACAATAAGGAAACGACATGGCAGGTTATACAAGACAGGATACTGCAAACAACATTGCCAACGGTAACGTTATTGATGCAGATGATTTTGACGCAGAGTACAATGCAGTAGAAAATGCTTTTAATGCATCAACAGGCCATAAACATGATGGTACTGCTGGTGAGGGTGCACCTATAACTAAGGTTGGCCCAAGCCAAGACCTTATTGTGTCGGGTAGTAATGTATTACCTAAAACAACAAATACCTTAGATCTAGGCTCGACAGGTGCAAAGTTTAAGGATAGTTTCTTTGATGGCACTGTAACAACGGATGATCTTGCTGTAACGGGTGGCTCTGTTCTTACTGGTAACGCTACTGTAGGCGGTACACTAGGTGTGACAGGGGCTACAACACTGTCTAGTACAGCAGCCATTACAGGCAATACTACAGTAGGTGGTACATTAGGGGTTACAGGTGCATCTACATTAGATAGTGCTGCAGTTACCAATAACGCTACAGTGGGCGGTACTCTTGGTGTTACTGGTAATAGTACTATTGGTGGTACTCTTGGTGTGACAGGGCAGATTACAGGAGACATTACAGGTGCAGTAACAGGTAATGCATCTACTGCAACTGCATTACAAACTGCAAGAAGCATTACTATTGATGGTGATGTAGATGCTAGTGCTACTAATTTTGATGGTACAGGCAACATTACTCTTACTACAACTTTGGATACAGTAAACTCTGATGTAGGCTCATTTGGTAGCTCTACAGCTATTCCTGTTGTTACTGTAAACGGTAAGGGTTTAGTCACTGGTGTAAGCACTGCTTCTATTACTACTGCATTAACTGTAGGTGCTGATAGTGGTTCTGACGATAGTGTTGCTTTAGCTACAGACACTTTAAACTTTGTTGGTACAGCTAATGAAATTGAGACTGCAGTAAGCAACAACCAGATTCAAATCGGTTTACCTAGTGCCGTTACAGTAGGTAGCCTTACTACATCAGGTGATGTTATTGTAGGTGGTGACTTAACTGTATCAGGCACCACTACTACAGTAAACACTGAGACTATTAACTTAGCTGACAATCAAATCTTATTAAACTCCAATGAGACAGGTACTCCATCACAGAACGGTGGTATTGAAATTGAACGCGGTACATCCGCTAACAAAACGCTTGTATGGAATGAGACAAGTGATAAGTGGACTGTAGGCAGTGAAACATTTGTAGCAGGTACATTTGAAGGAAACCTTACAGGGGCTGTTACTGGTAATGCATCTACTGCCACAGCCTTAGCCACATCACGTACTATTAGTCTTACAGGAGATGTTTCAGGTAGTGCTTCTTTTAACGGTACAGGTAATGCTACTATTACCGCAACTGTAGCGGATGATAGTCATAATCACGTTATATCTAACATTGACGGATTACAAACAGAGATTGACACTAAAGCAGAGTTAGCAGGATCTAGTGGTCAAGCTTTTTCTGCTTCAACTATGAATGCAACAACTATTGATTTAGGTGACTGGACAATTACTCAATCTGGTTCTGATTTAAAATTTGCTTATCAAGGCACAGACAGACTTAAACTAACAAGTGCAGGTGCGCTTACTGTAGAAAACGATGTAACAGCATTTGGTAACGCATAATGACAATAACCTCATTAGATAACTTTGGTCACGCTTCTGGCTCAATATCTATGAGTGAGTTGCGTGACTACTATGGTCAGACTGGTGCTGTATCTCTTAACGCAAATTTAAACGGTGGTACAAATCCTGTTCCTGATGATTTGCCAGCGTCAGGTACTACTACTTCTTTTTCTAATTATCGTAGTAAGAATAGAATACTAAGAAAGAAAGGTCTTACCGTACTCAGCTTTTCTCTACTGGGTAGCACTTGGACTCCTATTAACTCTGGTTGTGTTCAATATAATATTTATGTTGTAGGTGGTGGTGGTTCTGGTGGTGGGCATTCTACTGATTCTGGTCGTGAAAAAGTTGCCTCTGGTGGCGGCGGTGGTGGTACAGCTTTCCGTAGATACTCCGTACAAGATCACAGTATAACTTCTGCAACAGTTAGCTGGGGAACACAGGCTGCAGGAGTTTCATATCCTGCAAGCTCTGGAACCCAAATCAGTGGTAATAATGGTGCTGATATTAGTTTTAATCCTAATGGATCAGGTGCTACTATTTCTGCTACTGGTGGGTCAAGAGGCTTTGGTGGTAGGCAGGGCTTACTTACAGACACCGTAACATCAACATTGCCAGTAGGTGAAAACTCTACTGCTGCAACTCAGGGTGCTTGGGGGCAGTGTTCTTCTTCTGTGGGTGGTACAGGGTCTGGTGGAGAAAGTAATTACACTGGTGGTATTGGTACTGGTTTTAATATAGGCGGTGATTCCTCAATTGCTTCTGGTGGGGGTGGCCCTAGCTTTGGTTCAGGCGCTCCTAATGGAGAGACTGTTTCTGCTGGGGGTTATCTTAAAGGTGCTACAACAAACGCTCCTACATATCCTACTGAATGGGGTACTGATATAGCTAATGACCAATTTTTAGGTGGTGCAGGGGTACAACACTCAAGTGGCGCAGCAGGAGCATCAGACGCTGGTGGTTTTGGGTCAGGTTCTGGTGGGTCTGCATCTGAGTCAGGCGCAGGATCTACGGGGGCTGGCGGGGGTGCTGCTATTATAACTACTTACTACGAGGTAAACACATGACCTCATTAACGCCAGAACAACTAGAAGCTATGATGGATAGGGCCGCTAAGAAGGGTGCTAGACAAGCCTTGTGCGACTTAGGATTGGCTGATTTAGATGCAGCTAGTGATATTAAAGAATTACGTAGTCTATTAGACTCATGGCGTGATACAAAGAAAAGTATATGGAAAACACTCGTACAATTAGGTACAGTTGCAGTACTGACATTCATAGCTACTGCTGTGTGGATGCAAGTAGGCAAGTAAGGATAAGATAGATGGCTAAACGTTTTGCAGGATTTACACCAGAGCAGCTAGGTAGAATTGATCCTAGCCTTAAAGGTATGCAGTCTGATGAGCAAGAAAAGATCATTGCAGCTAACCCTGCCTTAGCAGCCCGTGTAGGTAAAATGACACAAATGGCACAGAAGCGTATAGGTATGGCAGAAGGTGGTTTTGTTGATCTGGAATCGCGTTTAAGTGCCCAACGTAGGGGTTTCTCAGGTGCTGGGCAGGTGCCACCGCAACAATTCTTAGTGCAAGACCCTTTTCAAAGACCATACGGTATAACCCCTAGACCGGGATCTGACTATCTCGCAGACGCGCTTCGTCCTACAATAGGTCAATTACCTACAACAATGCCAGTTAAAGAGAATTTTGCAGCAGCTATACCACCTCACTCACATGGTGGTGGCGGTGAGATTCTACCAAGCGGAAATATAGCTGGCGGTAATAACCCTGCACCCAATCAACAACCACAGGATTTAAAGTCTGTTTTTGAAAAACAAAAAGAGCTAGACATGGGTTTCGCTCAGATTGATATGGAAGCACAGACTAAGAAAGATGCGCTTCAAGAAGCTCTTACAATGAGATATGGTTTCGCTGTTGGTGGTGTTGTGGGGGGCAATGCTGCAGATATTGCAGTTGCCGCAGCAGATCTTAAAAGAAAACAGGACGCTGAGGATGAAGAAAAAAAGAAAAAAGATGAAGAAGCTTCCACTGATCCTGTAGATGATAAAGAGGATAAGCCTGACCCAATGTCTGAGGCAGGTAAAGCTGCTGCTGAGCTAACTAAAACTGCTCTAGAAAGCCCTGAGACTTTAGTGAAAGATACAGAAGTTAAAGAGACTACAGAAGAGCAAAAAGAAGCTGGTGAAATTGCAGAAGGCACAGGTGAGGCTGCTACTGTAGATGAAGCTGCTGCTACTGTTGCTACACCTGCTGCTGCAGTTACAGCACCTGTAAAAACACCTGCTGCTACTGTTCTTCCTGAGACTGTTTCTGCAGAAGTAAGTGATACACTCAAGAAGCTAGAAGCTGCTACAGGTAAGCCAAGCTCTGATGCATTAGCAGAAGCTGCTACCATGTCACCAGAGAAGCTAAAAAGTTTAGGTCTTACTGTTGAGCAGATTGAACAAGCTCGCCGTGTAGAAGGTGCACCTACTCGTAAGGTAGAAGCTGGTGAGATGATTGAAGGCTCCACAGTAGATATGGAGCGCGTGAAGAAAGAAGTAAACTTTGAGGCAGCTACAGGTGCACCATCAACTGATGCTACTGTACAAGGACAGCTAACTGGCTTGATGGAAGACTTTGAGGGTGCTGCTCCCCCTGCATGGGCTGCAGGTGCTATGAGGGCAGCGGCTGCACGTATGGCTAGTCGTGGACTGTCATCTTCATCTATGGCTGGACAAGCTATCGTACAGGCTGCAATGGAGAGTGCTATTCCTATAGCCTCTCAAGATGCTAAGACTGTTGCAAGCTTTGAAATGCAGAACCTGTCAAACAGGCAGCAGACTGCTATGTTCGCTGCACAGCAACGTGCACAGTTTCTAGGCTTAGAGTTTAACCAAGAGTTTCAAGCTCGTGTAACTAACGCAGCTAAGATCTCTGACATTGCCAATATGAATTTTAGTGCAGAGCAACAGATTGCGCTAGAGAATGCTCGTATGGCACAGACTGTTGATATAACAAACCTTAACGCTAAGAATGCTAAGATCATGGCTGATGCTGCAGCTATGTCACAGGTAGACATGGCTAACCTCAACAACCGCCAACAAGCTAACATACAAGCTGCTAATGCATTCCTACAGATGGATATGGCTAACCTGTCCAATGAGCAGCAGACTACTATGTTTGCAGCACAGGCGCAGATCAATGCTATGCTTTCTGATCAAGCTGCAGAGAATGCTGCTCGACAGTTTAACGCTTCTAGTGAGAACCAAGTAAACCAATTCTTTGCTGATCTAGGAGCACGAGTACAACTTGCTAATGCTGACCAAGCTAATGCCATGTCACGATTCAATGCAGGTGAAGCTAATGCCTTAGCACAGTTTAACACAGCACAGGCTAATCAGCGTGAACAGTTTAACGCTACAAACCGTTTAGTCGTAGCACAGGCTAATGCTCAATGGGCACAAGCATACACGACAGCAGATAATGCAGCTATCAATGAAGCAAACCGTTTAGATGCACAGCGTCAAGGGCAGATGACATTGAATGCGTATAATGCTACAATTCAAACGTACCGTGATTTGATGAGTTTTGCTAATACTACAGCAAACAATGATGCAGATCGTGCTACTTCAATTATGGTGGCTAAGATACAAGCAGATGCAGCAAAGTATGGCGCAGATAAAGCAGCACAGGCGGCAGCGTCATCAGCGGCAGCGGAAAAGACTTCTGGTTTCTGGAGTGCTGTTGGTGCTTGGGCTGGTAGCGCATTCGGATAAGGATAATATAATGGCTAATCAATACCGCTTTCTACCTGACTTTAGTGTCTTTGAGAATGATGAACAGAATGATGTATCAACAGAAGATACAGGCTCTTCTATCATGTCTCGTAATAGGCAGGTTGATACAGATACGTCAGGTACAGGTGGAGACTTTCTAGAGCGTTTCTACCAGAACCTTCGTGGTGCGTTTAAGGATGATGATAAGTTTAAACAAACGTTTATGTCTGAGAAACGCCCTAAGCCTGATATATCTGAGCTACGATCTTATGTTGACAGGGTAAAAGGCTCCAGTGATATTGAAGATGCGCTACTTGAAGCAACAGGCATGTATAATCCCGGTATGGCATCTGATGATAACTCAATGACTATTAAAGATGCATCAGACGGTATTACTGTACCTAAGCAACCAGATGTTATGGTAGATGAGTTATCTTCTGGCTTAGGGTCATACCTACGTAACCGCGCCAACAAAGGTTCGTCTTTTGTAGGTGAGGGTGTACAGATGGCTAGTGCAGGGTCTTTATCTGTAGAGGATATGGATTTAGCTAGAATGATGGCGGGTCAAACCATGAGGAAAGAAGCTGCTGAGATGGGCTTACCTGTGGTTGACATGGAAGAAGAAGCTAAGAAAAGCGCTGTAGAGGCAGCAAGGGAGAGAGCTAAGAAAGGTATCACGCAATCTAAAGGTGCACCTCAAGGGCTTATGTCTCCTGTTGCTTCTGACCCTAGAGTAGACACGGCAGCTAGTGGCTTAAATGAGGATGACCCACTAGGGCGTGTAAGACCAAAAGCTAGACCAGAGGTAGCGACAGATTTTAATTTTAAAGATACAAGTATAAAATTAGTTTCTGATTTAATGCGAGACTTTAATCTTAATAAAACACAGGCCGCTGCCCTTGTGGGAAACTTAGCTTGGGAATCGGATAACTATCAAGGTATGCAAGAGTATAAACCTACAGTAAAAGGTAGCAGAGGGGGTTATGGGTTTGCTCAGTGGACAGGCGCAAGAAGAAGAATGTTTGAGTCGTGGGCTAAAGAAAACGAATTAGATCCAAACAGCTATGAAGCCAACTATGGGTTTTTAAAATTTGAGCTATCTCGTGCTAATGATGAAATAGGTAGCATGGGTGTAAACACTATAAAAAAGTTAAAAAAGACTAAAGATTTAGATACCGCAACAAGTGTAGTTATGAACGAATATTTGAGACCGGGAATCCCACACGAAGAAAAACGTAGAGAACGTTCCTCACAGGTTTTGGGTTTACTTTAGTATGTTTGGCTTACCCCTAGAATTACTGACTATGCTCTTCTCAACAGTGTTGGGGGGAGTAATGTCTATATGGGGCCAGAGCATGAAGAACAAGCAAGAGCAGAATAAGATGATGCTCGCTAATGCTCAGTTTAATGCAGATCAAGTCAACCGCGCTAGGGATGCAGGTAAGACAGATAAGCACTTTGCATGGACACGTAGGATTATAGCTCTATCTGCTGTGTTCTCTATTATAGTGTTGCCTAAGCTGGTGGCAGTATGGTATCCTGACGTAAGCGTTATTGTAGGGTACACAGAAGTACAGGGCGGCTTCCTTAACTGGTTGTTTGGCCCTGCAGAAGCAACCCAATGGAAGTACGCTAACGGCTTCGTAATAACACCCCTAGACACACATATCGTATCAGCCATTGTAGGATTGTACTTTGGCGCTGGATTTACAAAGTAAGGCATAAAGATGACAAACTTATTTCAAGGGCCAATTCCAGGTCAATCTCTGACAGATGAACCACGTAACCATGCATGGGAAAACCCACCTGAGATGGATACAATGGAAGAAGCTGTTATGTACTATATTGATAAGCTTTCTAATGAAGACTCAATGGATGATCTAGCCCTATTGTTTGACCTTGGTGCTAACATACAGGACGTTACAGAGACGCTACTTATCATGGGTACTATGAAAGGGTTGCACACTGTTGATGTACAGATGCTGGCTGCACCTATCGTAGGAGCCTATATAAAAGCCCTTATGGTGCCTTATGGTGTTGAGACACCTGAGACAGCCGTAGACCCAGAAAAGCTACGCACAGAGCGTCAGAAACGCCGCTTAGATGTAATCATTGCAGACGCTATAGAGAAGAGCGTTAAGTCTGGTGAGGATGAAGGAACAGAGATGCTTCGTGGTATGCAGGATGCTGTAGAAGAAGAACCAGAAGCAGCAGCAATAGAACAGCCTATGGATGAAGCCCCAGAGGAGCCTATGGTTGAAGGTGAAACACCGCAAGGTCTTATGGCGCGAGGATAATAGATATGAGTGAAGCAGCACAGGCATTTCTGACAGGGTTTTTCAAAACATCTGCAGAGAACATTCAAAGACGTAAGAAAAAAGCAGAAGATTACATGGATGATCTTCGTGAGAATCAGGCTGCGTATCAAGCTAAAGCTGACTTGAAGATTAAAGCACGTAATAATGCTGAAACCCTTACAAAGAAAATCATTAGTAAGGGCGGCACAAAAGAAATGGTTAAAGCTGCTTATGCAGAGAATGGCTTAGATGGGTTGTCTACTTTAGATGGTGTTTTGTCTAAAGGTATAGCAAGTCAAGGCATAGACTTTGTGAAGAACAACGCTGATATATTTGCTGCCACTACTCTTGATCCCGCTATGACGGGTGTGACTATACAAGATATGCTTGATGAAGGTTTTGGCATTGGTAAGTACACCACAGGAGATTACAAACGTCCTGAGTCTAACTGGTGGGATCGTACAACTGGGCGTACTGCTATGGATGATGTTCGCTTCAAGTTAGACCAAGAAGAGGTCTATGAAGGTATGAGCTTGTTTGATCTAAAACAAATGGCGTCATCTTCTGCGTATAATAAAGTAGGCGGTAACTCTTACCTTACTTACCTGTCTCCTAACTTGTTTGGTGAGGATGATGTAGCCAGTGCACGTATAGATTTTCAGTCTACAGTAAATGCTAATGATGCCTTTCAATTAGTACAGGATGAGATAGAAGCTATAGAAGAAGAAATTATTACACATAAAAAGGCAGCAGAACGTGGTGTAGAAGGTGCAATGTCTGATCTTCTAATAGCCCAAGATAAATTAGAAAAAGCAGAAAATAAAAAACTACAAGTTTTAAATGAGCAGTTTGTACCCTATGTCCAAGACCAAGCTGCAGCTTACTATGGTGAAACTTTTGTGAAGCGCATGGGTAATCAGTACGACAACATCGTTGGTGTTCCGGGTTGGACTGCAGCGACTTTAGGTGGCGCAATAGAGGAAGAATCTTCTTTAGCCCCGCTTTCTGTAGCCAAACGCCCTAGAGCTAGACCTAGTACAGAAAGCCTGAGTGATGTTAGCTCGCCTACTGGACTTCAAACTAATACAGATCAACCTAAAGCACCCTCTATTCCAGAGGTAGATCAACCAGTAGAAACTGTTAAGATTGTCAACCAGAATAACGCTCCTATCCCTGTACAAACCCAGGACATGGAAGGCTTACCCTTCTCGTTAGAGCCTGATGCAGTAACATTTACTGTAGACACTGATTCTGTAATAAATCACCCAGTAACTATCTTTGAAGATGGTGATGGTAATATGCGGGTGTTTAACCATCAGACAGATGAAACCCTTAGTGTAGCTATGTCAGATTATGTATTAGCTTCTCCAGAAATGCAGGAAGAGATACAAACAAACCCTGATGCTAAACCTATCTTAGAGAGTAAGGCCTTTGTAGAGCAACCTATAAACCTTAGTGACAGAGGTACTAGCCCTCGTGATACAGCAGCTATCAATCTGACTAAAATCAATAAATGGAAAAAGTCTATGTCAGATGTTACTCTGGCAGAGTGGAAAGAAATGTCTCGTAAGGAGCGTGTAGCTGCAGGTCTACCACCACGCCCTCTTGATATGTGGTCTGTAGGAGCAGGGGCATTTAAAGATGTAGTGCAACCAGTTGTAATAAGCCCTGCAGAGGAAGAGGCTAGAGTTATTGCATCAGATCCTTTGGATGTACCAAATGCAAAGCCACCTAGTACGCCACTACAAGGTTTAGGTGATAGGCCAAGAAAACCTAAAGCAGGTTTTGATGACCCTGACGTATCTACTTCAACGCCTGTAAGAGATAAAATGGGCTTCTTTATGAAGTATGACGATCAAATGCTAGAGGCTATGGAAGAGTTTGGTATCACGAAAGATGATCCTATTTCAGAAGTTAAAGAAGCACTAGCTGCTTGGTTTGAAGAAAACTCTGGTAACGCAGAGCTTGTAGCTGACTCTACTTATATGGACCTAGACAACGCTGCCAGTATTATTTTGCAAGCCCTTAATATGATGGAAGAGTAATATGAGTGTTTCTTTACAGGATATACTGGATAGGCAGAAAAAAGAAGAGGCTACCACTGCTACTACTGCTGTAGAGCCTAAGCCAAAAGGCGTTTCTTTAGAGGACATTCTAGCTAGAAGAGATGCTGCTCAAGATACAAACGTCAAGCAAGGTAAACTAAAGAAAGACGATCTAAAAAAGTCTGCCAATGCTGCTAAGATACGTGACTACATGATGTCTAGGTTTGGCTATCAGTACCGTGATGGTGGTGCGTATGATGATGATAAACTTGTAGAACAGTTTTTTGATCATATGAGAGCGTTCAATACAAACGTTGTATCTACTGCAAGTGAGGCTAGATTTGTATCTAAGGCAACAGAGTTAGATAAAGTAAAAGCAAAGCAAGCATATGACCTGTACGATCAAACAGGTAGTGTGTTTGTAAATGACGGGGTGCTTGGGGCTGTAGATGGTATAAAGGATTACATCTTTGCTGCAGCTAAAGACCCATCAAACTATCTTGGTTTATTGACAGGTGGTATAACTAAAGCGGCTGGCTTTGGTATTACCCAAGGGGGAAAGCAAGCAGTTAAGCTATCCGTAGCTAAGGCTACACAGGAAGCCCTTAAAAAGGGTGCCTCTCGTGAAGCAGCAGAGAAGATTGGTAAAGAGGCGGGAGAGGCTGCTTTAAATCATGCTCTGTCTATAGGGGCTAAGAATCCTGCAGCTAAAAAGATTATGCGAGAGACAGCAAGGCGGGAGAGAGATCTTGCGCTACGCCGTGCTAGACTACAGGCTCGACAGCAAGCTAAACAAGAGATAACAGAAGGCGCAGCTAAGAAATCTTTGTATGCTACAGCAGCAACAGACACAGGCCTAGCAGTGCTGCAGGATCTACAGATTCAGAATCTTATGATTGATGTAGAGTCACAGGATGAGTACAGCTTGTTACAAACAGGTTTTAGCTCACTCTTTGGTGTGGTTGCTCCTGGTGCCCAAATAGTTGCAGGTAAAATGAAGGGTAAGTCTGGTTACGCAGATCTAGGATTAGAAGGTGAGTTAGCTGCTATGCGTGAGAAACGCACTAAGCCAGTAACAATAAAGCTAACTAACTCTCAAATAGATGACGTAACAGCAGACATCAAAAAGAATGTTCGTAGCTGGAAAGAGAAAGTTGAAGCTGGCAGAGACATGTTCAGTAGAAACATCACAGACACAGATGTATTCTCTCAGATTATCTTAGGCTCTAATGGTAAAGGTACAGTAGACGGTTTAGCTTTTCAGTTAGCTAAGTCTGGGCACAAGCTGCCCAATAACGTTACTATATCTGACGCCCTAAGTAACATTGTGCCACAGCTTCCAGAAGATGAGCTAACAGAGATAAACAAACTGTTGAAGATTACAGGTATTACTTTAGGTGACGCCACTAGCTCACAGAAGAACCTGCAGGACTTAGTGGCATTTGAAGCAAGTCGTGGTGGCACCACACTAAACATAATGAGCCAAGCAGCTAAGATAGTAAATGGTACTCTACTACACGGTGAAACTATTATCAGTGAAGCATCAGGTGAGATCTTAAAGAAGGAAGGCGAGAAAGCTAAACGTGCACAGCCTTTCGCTTATGGTCAAAACCTGTGGCGTAGAATGCTTGTATCATCAACATCTACAACTGCAGTCAACGTTGCTGGCTTTGCACAGTATGCTACTGTATCAACCCTAGCTGATGTTCTTAATGGTTATGGTCACATTGCTTTGAGCATGACACAGAAGGGGCAGAAAGCTGTTGAGACACGTAGACGCGGTAGAGTATACCTAGATATGCAAGCGCAGAAGATGCGTAATTTGTTAGATCCCTACACTACACATGACGCATATATGGCTTTCCTTGGTCAACACAAAGACGTAAGCAAAATACTCTTTGAAACGGTGTCAGGTGGTGTAGAGCGTACTGGTAAGCGTTATGGTATAGACACAACTAAAGGTGTAGCCAAGAAGCTTGAGACTATTGCAGATGCTGCGACAAAGATATCTGGTGTACGTATTCAAGATAGCTTTACTAAGTCACAGATGTTTATGGGTGAGCTAGATAAGTATGTACGGCTCAAGCACAATAAAGATCTTATGACTGTTCTCAAAGAAGGTGATACAGCACTCATTGATAATGACGTTATTGGTGGTGCCCTAGATCAAACATTACGCTCAGTTTTCTCTAAAGATTACACAGCACAGGATAACTTCTTAGGGCTGGCAGCAAAACAAATTGAGAACCTTTCTAACATTCCTGTAGTAGGTACTATCCTACCCTTTGGGCGGTTCTTTAATAACGTTATAGCTACAGGCTATCAGTGGTCAGCAGGTGGAGCCATTGATATGGCAAGTGCTCTGGTACGTGGTGCTGCTAAAAAGGGCGAAGACGTAGACATGCTAAAGCCTACAGAGGCATTTGCTAGAACGCTGGTTGCATACTCTACTGCAGGTCTAGCTATAGCTTATGATGAAGAGCGTAGAAAGAAAGGCTTAGGCGTTTACGAAGTTGAATCGGGAGCAGGTAATGTAATTGACATGAAGAGCCAATTCCCGGCCTCTATGTTTTTACTTGCTGGGCGTATACTGGGTATCAGAAAAGATGGAGACGTTGTACCATCAGAGCTTGTAACAGAATTAGGTAAGCAGATGGCAATAGGCCAGTTTGCTTCTGATGCACAGTTTGGTAATGATCTTAACTCTATTGTAGACTTCTTCCTTAACATGGAAGGTGATGTAGATTACTTGAAGGCTGGGTTTGGATCAGGAATAACAAAAGCTGGTGGTAATTACTTATCAGGTTATACCCGTCCACTAGACACACTAAACAAGCTTGTAGGGTTTGCAACTGAAACAGACACAGCTAAAGATGTACGTCAGTCTCAGGGTATAGATACACTGTCACAATCTTCTCTTAAATATGTAGATAACCTAGCAGAAGTATTTATTGATGCTATTGATAATGCTAAAGGTGATTTAAATGATAAAACAAAGAATACCCTTACAGGCGAAGAGCTACGTGTAGGTATACGTGAAGGTGAGGTATATGATCCCAACCCACTTGCTAAAGTTTTAGGTGTGACTATTAAGCAAACTCGTACTGCAGCAGAAGAGTTATACTCTGTGGCTGAGATGGCACCGTGGACTGCAGGGGAGAGATCTGAGATTGCTGGATATGATAAAGTCTTTAATAAAGTATTTGCGCCTCTGTTAGAGAGGGAGTCAAGGATGCTGTTAGCTGACCCTAAGTTTAAGAAGGCTAACTTACAGCAAAGACGTACTATGGTATCTGACAGGCTGACTAAGATACGTGCAGATGTAAAGTCTTACTTAGAGGCAAGCTCAGACTCTGATACAATCATTCAGAGTTTACGTAGAAAAGCATCAGCTACTGGCAATAGAAACTCTAAAGCAGAAGCAAAGAGGTTTATGAAGAGCAAGGGAGCTACAACAAATATTAGAGACATGAATTATAATGAATTGTACATGTATCTAAACTACCTAGACTACCACGATCAAGTCTACAAGGAATAGCAGAGGGGGCGCACTAAGCGCCCCTTTCTTTATTTAATACCATACTTTTCAGCAGCGAGCTTAGCCCACATCTGTGACTCAGTAAGTCGCTCTAAAGCGTTCTCCTTTTCATCACAGTGATGTAGGTTTCTGTTATAGTGCACTTCTAATCCTGTTGCCTGTGTTATAAGGTCAGCCTTAAAAAGATTAGTCTTTGTGTCCATGTATGCCTTGGCTTCTCGTTCTAGTTTCACGGGTATTCCTTATGCACTTTCTGGTACTTGAAAGCAGTAAGTATTTGCTGATGACTCTGGTGTAGGTCTAGTACTCATTAATCTGTTTTCCATTTCAACAGCTAACTCATTACAAGAATGGACATCCATAAACAAACCATCAAAAGCTTGCACTTTTATTTGCCCTTCAAACATCATAATGAGTACTAAAACATACATTAGAACCAGCCTTTGACTTGCTCAATGATGGCAGGGCCATGCTCACTAGCAAGAATAACAACCTCACCAATAGCAGCCATACCAATAGTAGCAACAGCAATAAATTCAAAACCTGTCATATCATTCTCCTTTCAAGAGTTTTTTCAGGTCTGAGTAACCACCTATGTGATTACCTTCTATATCCCATATTTGGGGTACAGTCTTTATACCTGACTTCTTAAATAAGTCAAGTAACCACTTAGAGTCATTGAGAGAGTAGTACTGAACAGCAATACCACTATCCCTCAATAAACCCATAGCTTTGGAGCAGTGAGGGCAGTCAAGCCGCCCCACTAATGTATACACACTCATGTCAGATCTACCAACTCACAGGAATCACCCGTACACGCCATAGTCTGACTACCTGCAGTATTGTCTTCGCTTTCGTACTCAGTAAGCTCTGACCAAGCAATGCTGGTAGGCATCTTAGCTAAAAGCTCTTCGTACTTTTCCTTGGTGCAGTCCTGATAAGGTGCTTGCTGATATGTGTGATCCGTATGCGGTAAGAATGACACACCAGACATCTCATCAAAGTGCCTATACACAAATGCACCCACTTCCATCCACTCAGCATCCCGTACTGAGATTGTCACACTTGGCTTATGTTCACACCAATGTCGCTGATACGTAAGCCACAACTCTAGCTGCTCAATGGCTGTCATATCATTACGTGTAACCGCATTATCAGGTGACTTTATAGGAAAGCTAAATACTGTAGTAGTGTCACCCTTCATTACACAAGGCTCATTAGGAATGCCTTTGTCTTTCATAAACTGTGTTAGCGGATCTTTATTATCACCGCGCACAGTACGGATATAATAGGCACTGTGGCGAGCATGTATGCCACTGGCGCTATCCACCAATTGTGATACCGTGCCCGAAGGTTTGACGCATGTAATTGCTGCAGATACAGGTATATTAAGCATACCAGCAAATTCAGCGTTAGTATTAACAGCCACACTACGTAAATGCTCAAGAGTCTGCTCCAATCCTTGATTCTTAGGTGTCATTAGAGGATTATCCATAACACCTGTAAGTGATACGCCAAGTAAGCGCTCTTCTTCTGTGTTCTTCTGCCATACTTTACGCAAGTAAGGAAACTTAGTGTAAGTAGACTGTACTGTACCAAGAATAGTAGCCAGACGTACCTTACGCTCTAAGTCATCAATAGTATCTGTAGCACGTACAACAACTTCCGTTAAGTTGCAGAATTGATACGGGCGTAAGCTTATCTCAGAACATGGATTGCAACCAAACTCATGGTTAGGGTCACGGCGTCCGTGCTTGACTGCTAGATCAACACAGGCTTGACGGTTGAACACTCCACGCTCACCTGATTTAGATGCTACAAGGGCTGTCCACTCACGCATGAATGTCTCCATGTCAGGCTTCTCTGTGTACCCTACACTGTTGTTAGCTAAGGCTCTCCACGGCGCTGTTTCCCACCACTGACCTGACTTAGCGTGGCGCATACGGTCATCACTCAGGTTAGACAAACTAATCATAGCACTACGGCGAACACCACCTACGACAACGATCTGACCAATGAAGCACATAAGATCATGGCACTCAATGCTAGATAGCTTACGTCCTTGTGCAGCTTTGAAGGTTGAGATAGCAAAGTTAAATAATTCAACTAAGGGCGCTGGGCCACTTGCTCTACCACCAAACGTTTTAAGCCTAGAACCTGCAGGACGTACCAATCCAATATCCCACTGAGGGATTTCACCAGCCCAAAGGAGTGCCAACAATTGTCTGAAAGCTTTAGCCCAACCTTCCTTACTGTCTTTGACAACGATTGTAGTCTCACTATCGAAGAGTTGAGGTATTTCAGGGAGCTTACTAACGTACTGTCTCTCGACGCTGAAACCGACACCAGTACCACACAAGAGGATGTACATAGCCTCATCGAAGGACTTAGGGTCATCTACGGGTAGATAGCTGCAGTTATAGCCAGCAGTGTTATCTCTATCTAAAGCTGGGCCAGCAGTCATCAGCGCTCGCATAGAGGGCATGATGTCTGTGTTAAGTATAGCAGACTCAATCTCTCTGCAAATCTTAGGGTCTAGCAGTGAATTAACTACATTGATCATGTAGCGCTCTACTGTGTCTGTCCAAAACTCACGCCCGTAACCATCATAGTATTTGGCATAACGTGATTTGTGTATAAATGTCTGGTAGTCTGTTGGTAGTAGGTTGCTCATCTATTGTCTCCTGAACCCTTTAGCTTTCCGCGCTGTTCTCTGTCATCCAGCTTTGCCATATTCATTTCCATAGTCTTCTTTAAGTTACCGCCAAAGATGTTTGATAATGCAACAACGTAGAACAGTACATCCCCCAACTCTTTCAGTACATCTTCATCACTAAACTTACCTTTGTCACGAAACAGTTTCTTTATCTTTTCTGCAACCTCACCTGATTCCCCTACAAGACCCAAAGTGTTTTCTACTAATCTTTCTCGCCCCTTAGTAAAAACTTTGTCTTCTACAAATTGGCTGTAGAAACGTAGTGGGTCATTATCCCAATCAGGGCTGTTCTGAAACATGTCAAAGTAACCAAATGCTTCTAAATCTGTCTCGTTAATCATTGCCGCTCCTTAACTATTAAATTTCTTATAGATACATCATCTACATCATACATAATATTTGTTATTAGGTCATATACGTCTTCTTGATGATGCTCGTCAGATGAAGATAGAATGTTGTTTTCTTCATCTACGTTTAACATAAACATAACACTGAATGTCTTGTCGTTCATTTGTGATTCTCTTTGTAGTTATCTATTAGCCAACCTAAGTATACCTGCGCCTTCTCTAAGTCTTCTAGGCCATTCTTATACTCGTGACGCCAAACATATTTCAGTACATTACCAGCCATGTATGCGCTTGTACCGTCCATCTTACAGGTCATAGCACGTATAGCTTCTATACACTCTATCCCAGCTTGGTTATAGTGTACGGGTTTATTTACAGGATCTGCCATTAAGCGCTTCCTTGTGTTTTAGTGAATGCGTTAAGGGTATACACATTACCTTTTTTGCTGTAAAGATCTTTCTTTTCTTCTTCTGATACTTCTCTTTCAGCAGCAGCATATTGTTCAGGAAAAATATCTTTTAGCATAACCTGTTTATACTCAACAAGCTCTTCCTCAAAATCAGGGTAATCCGATAGAAAGGTTAGAGACGCCGCCATAGATAGCGCAGCATCGAAAGCGGCATGTGCGGCTGGCATAGGTGCAGATGAGATAGCCCCAAAGGCTAAACCTGTAGCTAACTCAAGTGTCCAATTACCATCTTCGTCCATTATAGGTTTTACAATAACAGCAACTTCATCATCTTTTACTTCGTAAGACATCACTTCTTCCTTTGTGTTTTGAGTGCTACTCTTTCGCTTTTACAGCGTCTGCCTCTTTCTTCTAGCCACTCTACAGGTATTAACCTATGTGACCACAAGAAGCCATATTTATCACACCAGTTATAGTAGCGAGATTTGGCTCCTTTATACAGCTTGGCATTAGAGTTACTAAATACAAAGCGTATGTCTAATTCTGGATGCTGTTCCTTTATTGCTAAGTGTTTTCGTCTATCTTCACTATCAAAGATACCTTTTGTTTCAATGAAGATACCATTGTCTAACTCAAAGTCAGGTGTGTATGTACGATAGCGCAGGTCTTCCCATTCTATCTTTATTTTTTCATACAGCACCTTCTTCTGATGCTTTTTAAGAAATGCAGCGGCCTCTCTTTCAAGGCCACTACGATACCTTCTGGTATTATGGTTTCTAGGCATTAATGTAGTCTACCATAGGTGGGTTCTTAGCTTTTGATGATCTAGCAGGTTCTGTACTTAAAGTGGGCCAGCACTTGTGTTTAAATGCACAAAAGCTACACTCCGTACCTAGCTTCTTAAAGCCTGTCTTCTTTTTATAGAACGTTTCTTCAATTGGCTCAAAGCAACGCTCAAAAGGCTGGTCTTGGTCAATATAATCAACTGTATCTTGGATATCGTCTAAAACAGATTGTTTATCTACCTCAGAGGCTGAGACATACTTAAACTCACCATTAGCTTTGTTGATAACCCACCAGCCACCAACACCCTTACCTGCACCCTCTGCGTAGCCTACAAGCTGTGGAATATACCCAAAGCTATCACCACTCTCTAGTGCA